ACGGAGCAGGTGGTAATGCTAATAATGGCACTGCTGGAGGTTCAGGTGGTGGAGGTTCTCAAACAACAGCACCGGGTGGTGGACAAGGAGGAGCTGGAAACACTCCACCAGTAAGTCCATCTCAAGGAAGTGCTGGAGGTAATGCAGGTGGTGGTGGATCTGGTAATGTTGGATCTGGTGGTGGAGGCGGTGCTGGCGGTGCTGGCGAAGTCGGAGTAACTGATGGAACTGGTAGAGGTGGTGATGGTGGTGTTGGCTTAGATGTAAGTCCACATTTTGCAGGAGTACCTAATTCAGGTGTTTATGCTGGTGGCGGAGGTGGAGCTGGTGAAAACGCGTGTGGTGAAAGCACAGGTGGATCTGGAGGCGGAGGCGCTGGAGCTGGTTTTAATGATCCAGGAGATGCAGGGTGTGCTAACACTGGTGGTGGCGGAGGTGGTGGATCAGTCCCTACTTCAGGCGGCGCTGGTGGATCAGGAATTGTAGTCGTAAAAGAATTAAACAAAGCAAGTGGTGTATGGAATTTAAAAACTCAATTTTTATCTCAAACTCAAGGAACATGGCCCGATGGAAGTCAATTTGTAAATGCTAGTTTAGATTATTTAGTAGTAGCTGGTGGTGGAGCTGGAAGATTAGGTGGAGGTGGAGCAGGAGGTTATCGTGCTTCAGGATATGGGCCAAGTCCATTAAGAGGTAGTTCTTTAACAGATGTGCTTTTAGGATCTCATACGATAGTAGTTGGTGCAGGTGGAACTGGTTTTCAAAGTCCTGGAACGTGTAATACTAGAGGCGGTGATTCAAGTTTTTCAACCATAACATCTGGTGCTGGTGGAGTTGGTAGTGGTCCTAATTCACCTGGAGGTTCTGGCGGTGGAGGTGGTGCTGATAATGGAGCAGCAGGAACAGGTAATACTCCTCCTGTAGACCCTTCTCAAGGTAATCCTGGAGGTCGAACTACGAGTGGGCAGTCAGGCGCTGGCGGTGGTGGTGCTGGAGCTGCTGGTGTAACCTCAACTTCTAGTGGAAATTTTGATGGTACAAATGGCGGTGCTGGTGTACCCAATACAATTTTAGGACCTGACACAAGTTTTGCAGGTGGAGGTGGAGGTGGAGCAAATAATGCCATACCTGGAGTTCCTTTAGCTGGAGGTGACGGTGGTGCAGGTGGTGGAGGAGATGCAGCAATTGGATCTTCATGTATTTCAGATGCGGCAAACCCTGGATCAGCAAATACTGGTGGTGGTGGCGGTGGAGGTTTTACTTTTTCTCCCCCCAATACTTTTGGAGCCGAAGGAGCAAACGGTGGCCCAGGTATTGTAGTAATTAGAGGACCAAGTGCAGTGACATTTGCTGGTAGTCCTAGTTGTGCATTTACAGGTTCAACCCATCCTTCTGGATGTAAACTAGCTAAGTTCACAGCTTCTGGTACATTGACAATAAGTTAAAAATATTTTATATTATTTTTATGGTGGTAAAAGAAAGAATATGAATTTAACAAATTATTTTTGGTATTTTAAATCTGCAATTCCAGAACGTATCTGTGATGATATTGTTAGACACGGTAAATCAATACAAGATCAAATGGCATTAACAGGTGGTTTTGGTAAAAAAAACTTAAATCAAAAAGAAATTAAAAATTTAAAACAAAAAAGAAATTCTAATGTTGTTTGGATGAACGATAGATGGGTATATAGAGAAATACAACCTTATATTCATGAAGCAAATTCTAACGCTGGTTGGAATTTTGAATGGAACTTTAGTGAATCTTGTCAGTTCACAAAATATAAAAAAGGTCAATACTATGATTGGCATTGTGATAGTTGGGATAAAACTTATAATAATCCAGAGGATAAAAACACGCATGGTAAAATTAGAAAATTATCTGTAACTGTAACTTTGTCTGATCCTAAAGAATATAGTGGAGGTGAATTAGAATTTAATTTTAGAAACACAGATCCAGATAAAAAACAAAATAAATATAAGTGTACCGAGATATTACCTAAAGGATCTTTAGTTGTGTTCCCAAGTTTTGTATGGCATAGAATATGTCCAGTTAAAAAAGGTGAGAGAAATAGTTTAGTAATATGGAATTTAGGACACCCATTTAAATAATAAAAATATGAAAAAAACAAAATTAGAATACCCTAAAGTTTTAAATAGAGATGACTTGTTTAGATGCCCTGTATGGTATGCAGACGCACCTGAATTTGTAAAAAATTTAAACAAAGCGTCTGATAAACATATTGATGAATCTAAAAAAAATATGCAAAAAGAATTAAAAAAACAAAGTAAAAATATAGGGGATTTAGGAAAAGTGTATCATTCTGGCAGTCTATCAAATGACCCAAAATTTAAAGAAATAACAAATTATATAGGGGCAACTGCTAATAATTTATTAATTGAAATGGGTTTTGATTTAACTAATTTTTCATTATACACAACAGAAATGTGGGTACAAGAATTTGCAAAAAAAGGTGGAGGACATCATACTCTACACACTCATTGGAATGGTCATATTTCTGGTTTTTATTTTTTAAAAGCATCAGATAAAACATCTATGCCAATATTCGAAGATCCAAGACCAGGTAATTTAATGAATCTTTTACCTGAAGCAGATAAAACTAAAATTACTTTTGCAAGTAGTATGATACATTATAGAGTTAAACCAGGAAGATTTATGTTTTTCCCATCTTATATGCCTCATCAATATTCTGTTGATTTAGGTCAGGAACCTTTTAGGTTTATGCATTTTAACTGTCAAGCAATACCTAAGAGTGTATTAAATGCAAAATAAAAACATGAAAAAAGCTTTTATAGAAGGTATTTTAAATAATAATTCTAAAAAAAATAAAAACGATTTGATAAAAACATTTATTAAAAATAAACAAATAGAGTTTAGATTGAAAGGAAAAAATGTCGTTCAAAAAAAATAAATATTCTGTTTTAAAAAATGCAATTTCACCAGAACTTGCTAAATTTGTATACAATTATTTTCTTAAAAAAAGAAAAGTTGCAAGATTTTTATTTGATAATAAATACATATCACCTTACACAGAGTATTATGGCGTATGGAACGATCCACAAATTCCAAATACTTATTCTCATTACGCAGATATGGCAATGGAAACTTTATTAGAAGAAGTTAAACCTACCATGGAAAAACATACAGGTATAAAATTAACTCCTACATATTCTTATGCAAGAATATATAAAAAAGGAGATGTATTGGTTAGACATAAAGACAGGTATTCTTGTGAAATATCAACTACATTAAATTTAGGAGGAGATGATTGGTCAATTTATTTAGATCCAACAGGTAAAGAAAGTCAAGCTGGAATTAAAGTTGACCTTAAACCTGGAGATATGCTTATATATTCTGGTTGTGATTTAGAACATTGGCGAGAAGAATTTAAAGGTAAAGATTGTGGACAAGTTTTTCTACATTATAATGATGCTAAAAAGAAAACAGCTAAAGAAAATGAATACGATAAGAGACCTTTTTTAGGGTTGCCTGGTTGGTATAAAGGCTTTAAATTACCTAAATAATATTGTATATAATAATATGGCGGGAGATTCCACCACATACTCTCCTGCCTTATTAAGGATTTTTTTATATGTTACAGAAGGTAAGATTTCAACCAGGGTTTAATAAACAAGTAACTTCAACCGGCGGTGAAGGCCAATGGGTTGATGGTGATAATGTTAGATTTAGATATGGTACTCCAGAAAAAATAGGTGGTTGGGCTCAATTAGGTTCCGTTGATATTACAGGACGTAACACAGCACTACATCATTTTGTTAATGCGTCAGGTATTAAATATGCAGCTCTTGGAACTAATAGAATATTGTACGCTTATTCTGGTGGTATTTTTTATGATATACACCCTATTAAATCTACAACAACTTTAACTTCTGCTTTTAGTACGACTAATGGATCTGCTACTGTTACAATAACTTTTGCATCAGCACACAATGCAAATAAAGGTGACATTATTTTATTAGATAATTTTACAAGTATCACGAATTCTAATTTTGTATCAGGAGATTTTAATGACAACAAATTTCAAGTAACAAGCATACCCACAACAACTACATTAACAGTTACAATGGCATCTAACGAATCAGGATCAGGCGCAAGTACATCTGGTGGTATTAGAGTGCAACTTTATTATTCAGTTGGACCAGCAGTAGAGGTTGCAACAACAGGTTGGGGTCTTGGATCATGGGGTGGTGTAGCACAAGGACAGTTTACATCAACACTTTCATCAGGAATTAATGCATCAATAACAAGTTTAACAATGGCTAGTTCAACATCGTTTCCATCATCAGGTACAGTGCAAATTGGTTCTGAATTAATTACATACACAGGAAATAGTGGTGGTACACTATCTGGATTAACAAGAGGAGCAAACGGTACAACAGCTGCAATACATTCATCAGGTGCAACAGTTACAGATGCATCAAATTTTTTTGCATGGAACGCTGCAGCATCAGGTGATATTGTAACAGCACCTGGATTATGGTCCTTGGATAATTTTGGTAATAAACTTATTGCAACTATATCAGGTGGAGAAACATTTGAATGGGATTCTGATCCTACAACGGCTAATGCAACAAGAGCAACTTTACTTCCTAATGCACCTACATCATCTAGTTTTAGTTTAGTATCTACACCAGATAGACACTTAATATTTTTTGGAACAGAAACAACTATAGGAACTAAATCTACAAGAGATGAAATGTTTATTAGATTTTCTGATCAAGAAAATATTGATTCAACAACATCATATGCACCTTCAGCTACTAACACAGCAGGTACACAAAGACTAGCAGATGGATCTAAAATTGTAGGAGCAATTAGAGGTCGTGATGCAATTTATGTATGGACTGATACAGCTTTATTTATTATGAGATTTGTAGGTGCACCTTTTACTTTCTCATTCCAACAAGTTGGTACAAACTGTGGATTGATTGGTAAAAATGCAGCAGTAGAAGTAGATGGTTCTGCATACTGGATGTCAGAAAATGGTTTCTTTAGATACACAGGAAAACTAGAATCACTTGCATGCTTAGTAGAAGATCATGTTTACGATGATATTAATACAATTCCAAAACAGCACATCAATGCAGGATTAAATAACTTGTTTGGTGAGGTTATGTGGTTCTATCCAAATGCTGGATCAGGGACCGTGAACCGTATGGTTTGTTATAATTATCTTGACTCAACACCTGAACGGCCAGTGTGGACAGTAGGAACATTAGCTAGATCTGCGTGGCAAGATTCTGCAGTGTTTGGTCAACCCCATGCAACAGAATATAATCCAAACAGCACAACAGCTGCATCTGGTAAAGATCATGTAGTTGGTTGCACCGATGGTACATCAACATACTTTGAACATGAAAAAGGATTAGATGAAATTAAAGAAGGTACGACAAATTCTATTACAGCAAACATACAATCTGGAGATTTTGATATAGGTCAACAAGGATTACAAGGTGATGGTGAGTTTATGATGAAAATAAGAAGAGTGTTACCCGACTTTTTATCACAGACTGGAGACAGTGTTGTTACATTAAACTTAAAAGATTTTCCAAATGATACAGCAGCTAGTTCATCACTTGGTCCATTTACAGTTAATAGTTCTACTAAAAAACTTGACACAAGAGCAAGAGCTAGATCAATAGCATTAAAAGTATCTAACAGTAGCACAAGTCAGTTTTGGAAATTAGGTACATTTAGATTAGATATACAACCGGATGGTAGAAGATAATGGCTAGAATAGTACAATCACTTACACAACCTACAAAAGATTATGATGAACAGATACAACAATCATTTGTAAGGGACATAGATAGTATCGTACAAAAATTAAATACAACATTTCAACAAGATATAAAAGAAGAAGCAGAAGCGGAGGCGTATTACTTTGGCTAATACATTTGTAAATAAAAAAGTAGATTTGACTACAACAAATGCTACAACATTATACACTGTGCCTAGTGCTACAACTGCTATTATAAAATCTATTATAATATCAGAAGACTCAGGAAACGCTGATACATTGACAGTAACTATTACGAACACAGCAGATGCTGTATTTAGTATATTTAAAACAAAAGCAATTGGGGCAAATGCAACAGTAGAATTACTAACAGCACCTTTAGTAATGGAAGAAAGTGAAGTATTAAAAGTAACAGCAGCTACAGCAAATAGGTTACATGTAGTGTTATCTTCACTTGAAGTAAGAAAAAGAACAGTTACAACATAGCTTGATTTACTTGACAAAAACAGGTAATGTAAAAAACCACAGGTTAAATTCCTGCTTTTAAAACTAACTTAAAAATTATGATGAAAACAGGATTAGAATCACTAGATGTTGGAGCACCAGAAATTACCTATTCAGGTAATCAAGGACCTAAATCACCACAAGAAGATCAACAAAAAATGCAAGAGTTTCAAATGGCTCAGCTAGAAGAAGAGTACGATGCATATGTTGATGACATGATGGAGCAAGGTATAGAGCCAATGTCTATGCAACAATTTTTAGAACAGATTGCAGCTGAAGCACAAATGAGTTCTAATGAAGAAGGTATTGGTAGCATGATGCAAGACCCTCGAGCCATGGCTATGGATGGTGGTATTATGAGAACTGGTTTTAGATATGGTGGTGACACTATGGGTGGACCTAATGATAGAAGTAATTCGGGTCAAGGAACTGGAGGTCAAGGACCGGCAGGTGGAGCTACAATTGGTAGTGGAAGTCCACAAAGTGGTAGTCCAGCTCCTGGAGGTTCTGGTGGTGGAGGTGGTATAGGAGGATCTCCAAACGGAGGAAATAATCAAAGCATACAAGATTATTATGATGATCAAAGTACTCTTAGTGGTGTAAATGTAATTACAGATCAAGGTGCTAAAGACGCATTAAAAAAAAATAAAGAATTAAAAATAGCTTTTGATAAAGCTGAAGAAGAAGAAGAAGAAAAAAAAAAAGAACAAGAAGAAGCAGATAAAAAAAGAAGAGAACAAGAAAAAAAAGACGC